ACCAATACCACGCCAATCGCGAGATCTTCTATCCTCAAGTTTAAGTTGCCTTCTGAAGATTTCATCCTCTTCCTTACGAAGATCTGCTCTATATGAATCTGCCTGAGCCTTGAATTCTGCTTCTCTTCTTCTTTGTGCAGACGGATCGGCAGCACTACCAAGAGTACCTTGACCTGACATGCCTGCAGCAGCTTGCTGTGCTTGAGCCAGTGGGATAATAGATCCACCTCTTGCCAAGCCATGCTTATAGCTCTTATTCGATCCGCCATTGAATGGAACAATCATTTCTGGACCAGCTTCACCTACAAGAACTCTAGTTGGCTTGGTGATTATACCACCCTTTGCTTGACCACTTAGAGGACGAGCTTGCGGAACAATACCAGAGCTAAGATCCATATGACTACCAGCATATGCAGACATTGCACCACCAGCTATCAAAGCAAGACCCGACGCTGCGTTTTGTGCCGTAGTGCCCAGAACTTCAAGAGTAGTAGCAGCATCTTTAGCTTGCTGATCAAGTAGACCAACACCTCTTTCAACAGCTTCGGCGGATACATCAACATCAGCAAGGATATCTTTAATAGCTTTGCCAGACCTAAGTTGTTTAACCATCTGTGCATCCACTGTGCCACCTGTAGCATCAGCGATAGCCTTTAGAACAGATCGGCGATCAAAGTTCTGCTTGGATCCCTGCATGGCATTTTGCAGTGTAGTCAATATACCGGCTATATCACCTTCATCAGACATCTGGAACATTTCTTGGCCAGAAATATTAGAACCAGCACCTAAGATTGCATTCAGTTTTCTAGCTGCGTCTTGGCCACCTTCAATATCCAAGAACGTTTCAGAGACACCAGCTATCTGAGAAATACTAGTTCCCATTCCCTTAGCCAATGTAGCTGCTTCACGAATATTGGCACCAGCACCAGACCAATGTAATGATACCTGTCTGGAATTCTGCATAATATCCCTCATAACAAGACCTGCTGAGACACCACTTCTATCCGCAAAGTCGTGGGTCAGTGCAACAAATTTATCCATTTCATCGCCGGTAGCACCATATGCTTTGGTCATATTCTCAGCAAAGTCAGCTGCCTCATTAGCATTTACACCATATGCCTTTGTCCAAGTAGTAGCTCTCTTCATCATACTTTCTGTAGTACCCTGAAGTGTACCAAACTGCTGAGTAAGAGCGACAGCCACATCCTTTACTTCATCTACACTAGCACCATACTTAGACATACTCATTGCAGCCTTACCAATATTAACCACCATATCATTGGTATCTTTTCTAGCAAAGCCTGTACTCTTTGTAAGTTCTGCTTTCATTACATCAACACTATGAGCCAACTTAGCTATACCTATAGCAAGTCCTGCTACCACTCCAAATATACCAAGCTTGGTGAGTGATAACCCACCACCTGCTCCACTAAATACTTTCATAAAACCTTTATCAAGAACCTTGCTTATTCTTGGTATGATCTTTTTATCAAAAGCTTCTGCGATTTTATCACCGACCAATGGCATGAACTTGGTGACACCTTTGACTGCATCACTCAAGCTACCGGTAAACTTATCTGTCATGGCTTGAACTTCCTTCTGGGCCTTGAGCAGTTTAAGTCTATCCTTCTTTTGTGCCTTATCTAATTTTGTAGTTTTGGTTATCTGCTCTTGAAGATCATCGAGAGCTTTGGTAGTCATCCTACCCATATCAGATAATTCATCTAATGCATCTGCTTGCTTTTCAGCCATGATTCTCCACTGATCAGCAATCGAAGCGCCCGCTCCCTTCCCAAACAGGGAAGATTCCTGCTGGGCTACTTCTTGAGCTACGGATCTTACATCAGATTTTGCCATGTATTATTCTATAGATCGAAGCCGTATTGTTTCTGGATATAATCTTCAACGGACAGGCCTGCTTTGCGTGCGGCCTTTTCTACTTCCGATTCGATATTTTTGATAGCGATCTTAAGCTCCTTGCCTTTAGCACTAAGCTTTTTATCATCTGTAGCAGCGATATCTACTTTACCTGATAAAACACCACTTATGAACTTGAAAATACCTTCACTGATCATATAGCGATCGCCTTGACGCTCAATAAATTGTTTCATGAAATCCCTCCTTAGTAGCTAGCTAAAATAAATATCCCCAGATAGACGAATCTACCTGAGGATAGTTGTATTTACATACCGGGCATTGGAGGCATCCCTGGCATTCTTTGATTTCCTGGTGTGGGTGCTGGCGTTTTTGCTTCGGTTTCTTTATTGAGTCTTTGAATCCACCATTTCCTCAACCATACTGGCATTCTGTATACTTCCCAAAATGTTCCAACCTTGCCGTGATAGACGCAATTGAAGATTTCTTCATATACGTAAGTGAACTTACTCTCAGATGTCAGGCCAAAAAAATTCGGGCGTTATAGGAACGTCCACCTCATTCGCCGCTCCACAAGAGTTACATGCAAATTGCTGTTTCATAATGACATCAGGTTCATTCTTTTCAATGAACTTCCTAAGCTCTCTAGAATCTCTAACATGCATTCTATCAATGAGCTTATAAATGGTTGCTGGAGTGATATCACCGTCGATTGAAACGACTTGTTTCTTGAGAGTGGTAGTTACAGTCTTGTCAATAGGGGAACCCTGTCTTTTCTTAATAGCTTCAAGTTCATCCTTCATATCCTTTTCTTCTTTGGACGTAAGATACTTGAAATGTACTACCGATTTAGATGTAGGTAGTTCAAACTCAAATTCATTCTTACCCGGTTCAACGGGTTCGAGTTCAAGTTCTCTAACTTCAAGAGCTGAAAGATCAAACTGATATCTAGACTGTTCGTTACATTCTGGACAGACTACATCAATTGGATACTCAGGACCATAACCACTAACTCGAAGCGAGATCATGATTGCATTTTTATCACCACCATAAAGCATCTTAGGATCAAGAAGCTTATTTACTAAGCAGTTCTTCAATACCATATCAATCGCCTCTCCTGAACGGAGAAGGCTCCTTGACGTGAGAATATCCTCCTCTGCTGCAGTCATATGACGAATTTCAACACTATTGGTATTGAACAAGGGGTTATCATTGCCGTATAGCAATCCTCTTGTTGGTAGCGCTACCAGATCTGTAGGTACTTCATCTCTGGGTTCGGCTGCAACCTTTCTCGCTAAATCTTCTGGTGCTTCTGCTTGTCCACCTGCTGATGTGAAATCAACTACTACATCTTTCTTCTTTTCATCTACCATTTAACCTTTACTCCTTGTTTAATACCTCAATACGCAACGGTCCATTCTAATTGTGATGTCGATCTGCTGCAACTCGGAAGATGCCATATCCAGATCGCCAAATGTAGCTTCTGTTACCCAAGCACTCTGAATATCCCATTGTTCAACAGGAGCACCGACAGGATCAAGGGAAAGCAATGAGAAGTTCTTCTTATAGAAAGCAGCATATCCAGCACGGCCGGATAGGTTTTCATAAGAAAGTCTTACCCACTCCATCACTTTTTGTGATGCTGAAGGAGCGATCGGATCATATAGTCCGAGAGTGATTGTACCCCACTCAAACTTGCCAGCGATATACCTCTTCGTGTTCATGAAGTCGATCGAGACAGGTTCAACAGTCAGGTTAGGTTTTGAAGCAACACGCGCAATGAATGTTGGAATTGTGTCGTCATCAAACTGAAAGAGCCATCTATTAGCTCGCTTCGGTTCGTACGCATCAGCCAACATTGTATTGACTTCAAAGGGCTGTGCCATGCTTTATCTCCAAAAAAGTTCAGTATGCAATACGTCTATAAATATTCAGGTAAACGAACTTTTGAGAGGGGCCTCCGAAGAGGCCCCAATCAATTATTCATCGAATACAGCACCACTTGAATTCACGCTAAAGTCGAGCAAAATGATTTCTGCTGCGGCGGTTGGCTTCAAGGCGATAACACCCTTCATCATATTTCTATCGATGAGATCAGGTGTAGTCGTCGATTCATCCAAGGTAGCTCTGAATTCTGTTAGACCATTAGCTGCCTGAACTTCTGTTAGGTAGTTATTGATCATCGTCTCCAGCCTTCTACGAACCGATGGGTTGTTAGGTTCGAATACGAAGAGCCTTGAGAATCCAGCGATTGTCTTACGGACCTCAAGAAGCATCCTTCTAACGTTCACCTTAGATAGGAGTGAAGCCTTCTTCTGAAGTGTATCCTGACCCCAGACTGCAATTCCCTGACCTGGGAATGTAGCGATTGGGTTAACGTTTTTGCTGATAAGATCATCTCTCTGACCTTGAGTGAGTCTACGTCTTGCTTCGATGACGTTTTCTACACCACCTCTATTAAAGCCGGCTGGTGCCCACCAAGGCTGAGCTACTCTATCATTGAAAGCATATGCGGATAGTACTTCGACAGAAGGTGGTACCCAAACGATTCTGTCATTATCTACGTCATTAACACGTACCCATGGGTAATATGTAGCTGCGTAGTTGGTATCATACTTATTAACCTCTGACTGTGCAGCTGCAATTGATAGAGCGAGACCACTACCAGTTGTTGTAGCGTCCGAAATATCCAAGATATAGAATGCATCACCACGAGTGGTAACCATATCGATAACTCTATCAGGAACCTGACCAGCGCCGGATGAGTGAACACCAGGAACTGCGATCAAGTTAAAGTCATACTCTGTATCATTGCTAAGAATATCGATAGCCTGAACAAAGTCTGCCGAGACAGTACCATCATTGAGACTGGTTAGCTTGTCTGTACGTGGATCGTATCCATCCCAACCACCATATACTGGGAAGCTAAACCTAAGCTTATTGGTCGAGCTAAAGTTACCACTGTTGCTTCCTACCTGATCGATGATCAAGTAAGTGGCAGCGAGGGAAGCAGATCCAGAATAATCAGCAGTAGAAGATACGAACAGCATACCTGGGTCAGCGGAAGATGAACCAGAAGCGCTTGTCGTTGTCTTCTTGATCCTATCATCAACACCACCAATTGAGAAGTCAGTACCAGCAAAGACGTTGGCATCAACTGCAGCCCCTGCTGGGTTCCTATGATCCTGCTTCGTTGGAAGGTCAGGAACACCAGGACCACCGTCGAACTTAGGAACACCCTTGAATCCAGATGGTCTAGCGTCTGCTGGGAAACCATCCTGAACCTTGACCCTAATAAACTTGGATCTGTTAGGAAAGTCACCATTGAACAATAGTTCTGGAGGTGTCTGTGTGAAGTCATAGGCTGGTTCACGGTCACCAATTACTCTTCCAATGAATTGCTTAGAAGATGGTGAGAGGTTAACCGTGAATTGCTCTAGTACTACCGGATCTAGATCATTATCTCCAAAGGCTCTTACAACAACCGTAAATTCAGGAGCTGCTGTGGTTGTAAGGTCTACCTGAGTAATACCAATCTTAATTTCTCTTTCTGCTCCATTTCCATCAGCCAGCGTGAATACCTCAAACAGGTTATGAACAGTTCCACCATAGTTTTGTGATACGACCATGGTTGACTGAGCGGGTGAGAACCCACCTGTAACGTTGGTAAACTCTGCTGTAGCGCTTGCCATCTCTGATAATGCAGCAGCACCACTAATGGTACCTGTGATATCACCAACCTTGTAGTCGTAGACAGCGTCTACATAAACGGCTGTGAGTGTATCACCGGCCTTGGATTCGACAGGATCTGTACCAAGCATCTTGCCGATGTAGTTATTGCTGCTTTCAGTCATAGAAAGATTGGTTGCAGTAACACCCTTGCCAGGAATTGCAAGCGTAAAGTTTGAAGGTGAACCACTAAGTAGTGCTTCCTCCAAATCGCCCCTAAACTTAAGCACACCAAGGACTGTGTTGGTTGCGCTCAGAGTAGCTGCGTCCGCTGACAGTGAACCAGTAGTTGGGAAGGCTAGCAAAATCGAATTACCGGATTCTGCAGTTGCTCTACCCAAGATCCTAGTGACAGTCAACGTACTTGCGTTTCTCAAGTAAGCTTTTGCAGCATAAGGCATATACAGACTTGGATCAGTTCCACCAAATCTTTCCTTAAACTCGCCAAAGCTACTGACAATAGTTGGTGAGAAGGCTGGGCCTTTCTTGGTCTGTCCGATTAGGGCAGCGCCAATGGCACCTCCTCCTGCAGCCGGCTGAAATGAATCATCGATCTCCTTGGTGTACACACCCGGAGATACGGCGACTTTAGCCATCTGTTTTCTCCACTATAAAGTTCGTTCGTCGAAGCGTTGAAGCTAGGAGCGAATGTACGTTGCGATTGTTAGTCTCTTAGTACTGCGGCGGGTATGTCTTAGACTATCTACTTTAGGACCTACATTCCCGATCACTATAAATATGGTTCAGAAATCGCACAAAAAAGGTGCGAGGGAATTTTAACCCCCGCACCGTGGAGAACCAGATTGATAGCTATCTGGCTTTACTGTTCTTGTTCCAATTCATAGGTTCCGAAATGTGTAGTTGATATGTCTGCTAGATAATGACCTTCACCAACAGCCGAGGTAATATCGGCACCCATAATAAGTGCTCTTACCAATCCTACAATAAACATATCCCCAGCGCCGCAGGTATCTACAAGATCAAGATCACGAACTGCATGTGCAGTCTCTTTAATAACCCCTTCACCTTTAGCTTTCCTCCAGCTACCCCTTTCACTAGTAACAATCACATTGTCTACATCGAGATTATGTATGATCTGATCCATAGGTGTGGCAAAGCCAAGCTCTACATGATCAACAGCATAATCTAGAGCGGTATCTTCATTGCACTTCAAAATGAAAGCACCCTTCATATTAGGCTTTATCTTCTTTGCGTCGACGATGACTTTTACATTGCGGCTATCCTGCAAGTGAAGAGCCATACCAAACAGATGTTCATCGATAAAGCCTCTATCATAATCAGACAAAACTATGATGTCCCCTTCTTCGACCAACCTATCTAGATCTATACAAAATGAATTGTATGAATCTACTTCTTCAGGTCCTCGATCCATCCTAAGGACACAGATCCCTTCGGTGAAATAACGCTCCTTAACGATCTGCATGGGTGATAACACCTCTATAGCGTTTTGCGTGCATTGTGAGTGAATAAGTCGCTCTAAACCATAGCTATACGCTGAAAACAGATGTGTTTTGTAACGCTCCTCAGAAGCATCCATCATAGACATAACAGCCAACTGATGAGCTACATTGGCTGCCGATCCTGGCCTATCAACAGAATACCTCTCCCTATACACTGGCACACCATAAGCAGTGTCAAGTTTGGCCTTCCCTTTATCAAGGAAGGTATTCCTGTCTATGGTGGCTTCACCTAAGATGAAGACATTCATTTATAGTTCCTCGTCTTCTTCTTCCTCTTCCTCTTCAGCTGATGCTACTTTCTTTTTGGCCGCCTTTTTGGCAGGTCGCTTCTTTTTCTTAGGAGGTGTTGGCGTTTCATCTTCACCCTCCTTGGTCTCTTCTTCTTCAGGTGATTCTTCCTTGATAATGATGTTCAACATTTGAAGAGCACCTTGATTTCTAAGAAGATTTGTTCTTGCTTGTTCAAGCTGAACTTCCAACTGACCAATTGAAGCAGAAAGTTGGTTCAGAGTATTTTCTTGATCATGCTGCTTTGATTTTAGTTTTTCTACATATTCGTTTTCTTCTACCACGCTATTCCTCCTTGTTAAAATAATACCTACCGATCACTAATACGTCTATGTTCAAATTCAAAAAAGTACTAAGTGCATCTTCAGGAGTTTCTACTATAGGTTCTCCATTATCATTGAAAGAAGTATTCAGTAACATAGGAACGTCTGTTAACACTCTGAATGATTCTAGCAATAACCATACTCTTTCATTCTGTTCCTTATTCACAGTCTGATATCTAGAAGTTCCATCCTCGTGCGTAATGCCCGGAACCTTATCAGGTTGTGTAGAGATAGCAGAAAACATCATATGCGGTGAGGGTCTATTTGTATCAAACCAATCACTTACATATTCCTCCATTACAATAGGAGCATATGGTCTCCACCATTCCCTATGTTTCACTTCATCGTTAAGATGGTCCTTTACCCAATCATTTCTTGGATCAGCCAATATGGATCTATTGCCAAGGGCTCTGGGACCGAACTCTGATCTACCTTGAAACCAACCAACGATTTTAT